ACCAATGACTAATGCAGCTACTCCACAATGTTTACGGTTATGTTATCGACACGGTTGACATACCCATTGGAGTTCTGAATTGCAATCGTGCAGTTCTGAGTCAGCACTTGGAACCTCAAAGTAGTTGAAGCAGCATTAGTCATTGGTATTTCTGCCAGAAGACTTGCAGTTGTCGGATTGTCACCATCATATGCTTGCAGCATTGCGTCTGTTGGATCCCATGTTCCGAAGTTATGCTCGACTCTGAAATCATATGTTTGAAAGATAGCTACTTGGGTAGATATATCACGATAAGCCCAAGCAATAGCATTGCTCGCTGGATATTCAATTAGCATGGTGTCAAGAGAAACACTGAGATCATCGAGACCTTCGGATTGCCATCCTTCTAGGCTACCAAAGCCAAATGAGTTTCCAACAATTTCAGTCTCGATAGGTGGAAGAAGTGTTACTTCCATGTCTTTGAAATAGACCACTGCGTTGTCGGCATAGAAGCGCATCGTTAATGGATCGTACAGAGATCCGAAGAAGTCCATAGTTTTCACACCAACGGTTGAGAAATTCACATCTTGCAACTGACCATAGCCAATGTATGTGGAACCATCGAGTCGAAGGTTTACGTTTCCAGGAGCGTCACCGAAATTAGTTGGAGATACAATCTCGAATGTAAGACGATACTCTTGATCTGTAGGAGGCACGTTAAGAAGATACTCAATATAAGAATTTGTTGAATCTGTGAAGTCAGCGATCATGACAGGGGAACCACCCTCTGTACCAATCGTCAAAGAGTCCATGTTGGTTGCTGTCCAACCGCCAAGACCAGAAGAGAAGTCGAAGGTTCGGTGCGGCTGTAATCCTGTTGGGAGAGTACCGCTTCCTCCTCCGCCGCCTTGCGCAGATGAACCAAGTATGAGATTCTGTAACATTATGCAAGTGACCCAATAAGAGAATATACATCTGAGCCTTTCGGCACAAGAGTAACGACTTCGTACTGGCCTCCAATATCAAGAAGACCACCTGAAGAATTTATAGTGGTTGTGCCGCCCGCTGCGAATGTCACCGTGCCTGTGCCTATAGCTTCGAACGTGCAAGGCTGCAGACCTGTGAGCGTGTCAGGTACGGTGATTGTCACAGCACCAGCACTGTCAATCTGGACGTAACCATTACCACCGAGCATTATGTCAGTCACATCAGTATTGGTGGTCAGAGTTGTTTGCAGATCGATACCAGCGACGTTTGCAACGACCATTGCAAGATTGTCAAGAGTGATCCTCGCACTGACCCTTTTGGTGATTGTCACACTTGGACCCGATGTTTCCGTTACGATACCGACAGAGTCCGTTGTCATCTTTGAAGCTGTTATCGTCAGAATGGTGCAGACATATTGATTGTTGCCTCCGTTCGCAAATCCTGAAACAACAATTCTGTCGCCGACCGCAAATCCTGCTGTAAGAAATCCTGCGGACCCATCATTGAAACTGTCATCAGAAGAGTCAGCTGAAAGCGAGTTCGCAGTAATTGTAATTGTCGGTGAAACAGTTGAGATCTCAAGAACATCGGTGTCTGAAGCAACAACGAATTCAGGTAGATCGGTAATTCTTTTTGGTTGAGCCATTGTTAATCCTCTGTCGTCCTGATTTCGCCGACTTCTTCTGTTTCGCGGCGAGTTAAAGGTTCCTCGGTCGCCAGCATATCAACGCCATATGGGAACTCATACATCGAAGTCTGATAAGAGTATACCCCATCTCTTACCGCATCAACCTCTACTCTGGCAAGCCCTGACTCTGATGGAGTCCATGTTTCACCCGACGTGGCAGGCTCTACGGTGGTGTCAAGCACATCGTTAATGAAGCCCCTAAAGCGATATGTGACGCCATCCTCTGGGCCAATGTTAGCAGCAAAGTGATCGAAGATAGTTCCTGATGTTTGCTCCGTCCGGTCACGACCAACCCAAGACATGGTGAGTTCACCGTCCGGGATAACGAAAGGGTAGGACATAGCGTTGATCTGCAAATCTCCAGGGGCATATGGCCGATATGCTCGCTGATCCAATGTGACTGTCACAGTCTCAACAGAATTTAGATCGATAACCCCACCTGTTGAAGCTGGTGTGATCCTTACATCTACAGACTCACCAGCTGAGTATTCTTGAGAATCATTACCAATGAACAAGTCGAGGAACCATACGTTTGCACCGACAAAATGTCTGCGAGGAGGCAAATCATAACAACCTCGCCCGATGCCGATAACACCAACGACTTCATCAACAGAGTCAACTCTGCAGAATTCTCTAGTATTCGGGCTCTCACCAATTTGAAGATATGAGCCAATTTCAACTTGATCAAGGTCAGTGAAATTATTCAAGTAAAGAAAGTCTGACTTCTCATCAATAGGCGAGTCCAAGAAACCATGAGGTGCAAAGTCAACGATGTCTACATCGTCATAACCACTACCGTTGTCAGTCCACAGATTAGCGTTGATCGCATTAGGTGCTCTTTGGGCAGTCGCGCCGATATAACCCGCTTCTGGGTTTGCATTTAAAGAGGAGTCAGTGTTACCCTGACCAAGAAGCTGCACAAGTTCGATATATGGAGCCTCATCAGCCATCATATTATCACTGGTTCCTGGAGGCTGCAAAGGATCAACCCATTGATTGTCATCAACCGCCGTCGCTACCTGCTCGGGTGTTGCGAACACATCTTCTGTGCAAGTGACTCTGATCTTGTTGTCTCGGCCGTTACCGAAACTGATCTTTGTGACTCGCATCACCAAGTTTGACATATTCCACTCAGTCCAAGAGAACAGGAACACAGACCCGATCTCAAAATCGATGGCTGTCTGATCACACAGAATTTCGCATGAAAACAGAGTGGAACTCAGAACTCTGAGATCTCGCCAAGCGAGCGTGTTTGCAAGGTCTTTTCTGGTGACACCATTATACGCGATACCCGCATTGATAGTTTCACGCATGTCTTGAACGAGCGCGGTATCAGAGACAGTAACGCTATCAGTACGATTGATCGCCCTATTATAGTATTTGACCGTGACGCTGTTTGACAACTCGCCGAAAGCAACTCTGTTTGGGTTTGAGATACTTGTGATGTTGCTCTCATCAAGAGTCAGTAGTTCGCCAATATCATAATCAGCACGAATCGGTTTTAGAACGAACTTACCAGTCTGTCTTGAGACATAAAGCGAGGAGTCACAGGTTCGCAGAACTTCTTTGATGAAATTCTCGATGCTTGTTTCTTTGTCCCAGATGAGGGACATTCCCATACCCTCATCATAATAAATATCAGCCGCCGCACGGAAAACATCATCGTCGATATCCTCTTCGAGATACCCCATGCCCCACTCGTTGTCCGTCAGGCATTCGCGGATGATATGTGCTGGGTTCATATCAACCTGTCCGAGGAAAGGATTATAGAGCATGGCTTCAATGTCGGTCACTTTATCAGCCACAGGTACAGAGTCTTGAATGGTGTTATCAATAGCTTTTAAGCTAGAAGTCAGTTCATCTTGAATAGAAAAACACCAGACCTCAATGCCATCATCATTCATGAGCCCAGCTTCGGCGATAGCTGTTGAAACACCAGCGGTCGCACCACCGTCAGTGATCATCATGACTATTTTTCTTGACCTAGGTCGTGAATTCAACCATCCTCTAGCATCTTGCAAAGCCTTGAAAAAGTTAGTACCACCATTTGCGAAGTATGAGTTAACCTCACTCTTCATGTTATTGTAGTCAGATCCACCTACATCTAGTACTTCGAAATCTCTGTCTCTGACTTCTTCCCATGCTCGAAGATAGATATCAGAACCTAGAGGTCCCTCAGTGTCTTCAAAGCGACTAATTAGTCTATTTAGAGCAAACCTCGTGTTGGATATCTTACTACCTGACATAGAGCCGGAGACATCTGTCGCGATCCAGATAGCACTATCGTCCCAGTCAAAGCCGGGGCTGACTGCCACTTTTGCGGAGTTCCATTGTTCAAGACCGTTTGTTTGAATATAAAGACGAGATGCTTCAAAAGACCATTTCTTGAGATAAGGATTAACCCCAACATAAACCTGATTTAGGACTGCACCTACGACGCCTCGATAAGCTGGAATTTCATTTCCCAACTGAGATTGTAGATAGGTATTGGGTACTTGATTTCCATATCCAAACTCTAGATCAACAGGACCGGAAATACCACCTTCTCTTTTCTCACCACCAAACAAATTCTCAGCGTTAATGTTGATAGTTCCAGGACCCGTAATTCCTGAATACGCGATCCTATCGTCAACGCGGATAACGTCAATACTATCAATCGGTCCATGGCACAGCACAAAATGAGCACCCAAGAAGTAGCGATAGCCGACCGTTTGTTTCTTACTTCCGCCGCCCACGAGCAACCTCCACCAAATCAACCATGATTGCAGAGTCAATCTCAAGCAGACGTGAAGCAGGTATGCCGTTCGTCACGAAATCGTTCCAATCAATGCCATGACGCCTGCAGAATTTGCGCGATCCTCCAGCGCAGAGTTTCGCAGCCCTGACGTCTTTGATTGTTACGATGAGATCTTCATCAGACATTATTTCTTGCCACTCTTAGACTTAATAGCAACGGTTCGAACATCGCCATACCATACGCAGTTGTGACTTTTGATCTCTCTTGTGCCGAACAAGACAGGAATTGGCCGACCTGCCTCAGCTGTCGGAATATCGAATTGCTCAAGCGTTGCCGCCTGAGGAGTTTCCGGTTTGGGTCTTGTTGCATAGACAATAACCAGTGAAACAATAGCCGCGATTACAAAATTCCACATTATACAATTGAACTCCCACCAGTTGGGTTCTTAAAAGGGATCCAATCGAAGCCCCCATAATTATCAAGATTGCTGAATTTGTTGAGACAGTGGTCTCTTGAGTAGTTGCATCCTGGATACAGGTTCAAAAGTAAACCAACACCAGTGTTTGCGAATTCTTCAGTGAGGCTGTCTGATGAACGTTGGATCATAACAGTATTGTCAGTGTTGCTTTGCCCAACGATATAGGACCGAGCGCCCAAAGGAGTTTCCAGATATCCCCCGACGAAGTAATCCGCTGCATAAGACGACAGATCAAGAAATCCAAGCGTCAAATCAACGATACTCTGCAGAGCCAATGTCTCTTCTACACTAACTGGATCGACTTTGCAGCCTGTCTCTCCATACAGAGCGTGTCGGCATGAACGCTGAAAAGTAGGGCGAAGTCCTGGACGACGTAGGCTTGTAAACACAGACTCAAACGTAAGAGTCAGAAAACCACTCGCAGGCTTCCAGTTAGAAAGACGACCTTTCCAAGCAATGAAAGTTGTGCCGCCCCGCTTTGTGTAGATGTTGAGAGACATGATCTCATTGAAAGGAGCATTCAGGATGAACTGTGAAAGATCATAAGAAACTGGTATTTGAATTTCTACATTTGATTTCTCAGTTTGAATGGTAGTTTGTATTTGTGTGCGCTT